TAAGGTATCAATTGATGTTCCACTATCGCCACCACGAACAGGTAAGAAATAATCTTCTGTGATGGATTCCATATTGTATTTTAAATTATATTCACCATCTGCATTCATTACAGGTGTTTTTTTCATTTTACCAATAATTTGTTGCATAAAGTTATCTACTTCGTTTGGAGGTATATTACCAATGTCAACTTTAAATACTCTTTTTTCTGGTGCTCTCATCATTCTATGAATTAACATAGCATCTTCCATAAGAGTTAATTGTTTAAATACTCTTCTTGCACCTTCTAACATAGATTTACCATAAGGTAAGTAATTCGTATCAGCTAAATTTCTAAAATGAGCTATTTCATAGTTTTCATACATCTCTCCAGGCTTTGAACTTCTTACTGTCTCGTTATATTCTTCTAATTGAAATTGAACAAGTTTTGGATTACCTGGATCGTGTCCTTCTAACCTTGATACTTCATATACTGATAGAGGTTTTACATTTACAATACCATACTTGTCTAATATGTCCAAATGTAAATAAAAGTCTCCGTATTTAGTCATATTACGAATATAAGACCATAAATTGAACTCAATGTTCATTATGTCATAAAATAAGTTATGTAATATTTTTTGGATTTTTGGATTTTCTGTTTTAATCTTTAAGATTCTGTTTTCAATATTATCCACAGTAGATTCATCACAATAGATGTCCAATGCAGATGATATAATTGGGTCTGCGTCCATTAATTCATAATCTCTAAATAATTCTTTACGAGCTATATCATATGCACTTGCATTTTGTTTAGCTGCATATGATGACATAGAATTTCCACCTGAATTTATTCTATTATACCTATCAATAAAGTTAGATGTTAAAGCTGTTTGTGTAAAGTCTACATCTTTTACTTTAACTTGTCCATCTGCTGTTTTTCTTAGTACAATACTATTTTGAAATAGTTTACCAAGTTTTGTTAATATGTTTTCGTCTGCCATTTTTTACCTCTTCTATTTAATTAACCAAGTTAAATCTTCTTTTTCACCATTACCTATTTCCATTTCATATGGATTTGAATTAGGTTGTCCAATAGAACCTTTACCAAAACCTACTGCTTGTTCGGATTTGTTTCCATTTGACTTCAACATTGTGTTCATTGTTGCCCATTGTTGGTCATTCTTGTCTTTCTGTAGTCTAAGAGCTGTATCTCTAACCCAAAGTGCTATTGAATAAGACATAACTAAGTCGTCATTGTAACCTTGCATTGCTTCTGCTTTTGATTGTGTAACTCCAGTCTTGTATATAAATACAAATAATTCATCGATTAATCGATTTGAGTGAAGTTTCACCAATTTTTCTCTTGTATATTCTTCCATTTTAGCTATTGCCAATGGTCGAGTTTTTGCTGTTGTTGAAAAACCAGGCACCATATTTTTATCTTGTGCTCTGTACTTGTTTGTAATATTATGTTCTGTATCAACAACTTGTAAATCTTTTGACATATAAAATAAATTTTTATATCCTCTATCTATAATAGTTTGTATTGTAGCCCAACCGATATTGTTATTCTCAACTACTAATAAAGCATCATTATATTTTGTAGCAACTTCAATTAAGAAGTTTCCGTAATCCGTTGTACTTAATTGTCCTTTATATTCGGCACATTGTTCCATATCTTCTACTTCAAATACTTGACAAGCAGAAAAGTCACTTCCATCACCACGAGCAACATCAGCAACCACTATATATTCTTTTGTATAATCAGGTTGTCTCCACACCCATAAACCTCTATCAATACCCAATTCTTCTACAGGTGCTTCTATCATCTCATCTTTGTACCATTGTAGAATTGCAGGGTCAACTACACTTTGTCCAGAAGTAAGGAAGTCTGTATCGCACTCCTGAGCCGCTTGGGAAGGTCCTAAAACCTTATCTTGTTCATCTCTCCAAACTTGGTCTCTATCAGGATGGTCTGTCCAATGTAATCTGATTGTATTAAAATTATTTGTTCCATCTTCAGCACCTAACCATTGTTTATGAAACCAATTACCCACACCATTAGGTGTTGATAAAGCAATACATCCACCACCAGTAGATAGTGTTTGTTGTGCAGCTGTCCATATTGTATCAATTCTATCAATAAATGCTGCTTCGTCAATAATCAAAAGAGATAACGCTTCTGAACGACCAGCAGATTCATTAGATGCAATTGCTTTTATCTGTGAACCATTTGTGAATCGTAGAGATAGTTTATTTACTTCTTCTGTTCCTGTTTTTAACCATTGAGGTAAGTTTTCATACATAACTCTTACCTTTGTAACAAGGTTTTTAGCAGTATCTTTACCTGTAGCAATTACAAGAATGTTTTTATCATTATGAAATAACATCAACCATAGTGAATATCCAGCAGATAATGTGGATATACCCAATTGACGAGCTTTTAAAATTATATTGTAACGATTGTCTTTAAATTCTGTTAAACATTTTTCTTGGAATGGATATAAATCAAACTTTACTTTACCCTTTGTAGGATGTTGAATAGTACAATACTTTCTCATAAAGTGAACAGGGTCTTGTGCACTTTTTAAGTACTCTCTTTGTATAGCTTGTTTTAAATCTTTACTCATTAATCTATCTGTCCTGCTAAATAAATAGAACTAGATGTAAAGAATACACCAAATCCAAACCAAAGGTATCTGTTATGATACCATTTAGGTTTTATTGTTTTAATCATATCGTTTTTTATTTTAATCTGTTCTTCACAAAGATTCATTTGTTCTTTATAATTTAATATTGAAACATCATAATCTTTGATTTGACTTTCTAAATTCAAATAAGCACTTTCACATACTTCTCTTTTCATTTCAAGAGCTTGTATGTTTCCATATAAACCTTGTGTCTCTTCTTCAGATAAACAGGTTCCCTCACAGGGTTCTTGTGTAAATATAAAAGAAAATATTAATACTATTAATAACTTATACATTAATATCCACTGCCTCCACCTGAACCACCACTAGTACGTCTACGAGTATTCATTGTACCAGTTCTTGTTGAAGTTGAAGTTCTTCGTGTAGTTGTTTGATTCTGGTTCATTCTGTTTTGTTGTTGTGTTCGTGTCTGTCGTCCTGTTCTAGTTCTTCTTCCTGCATTTGGAATCGTACCACTCATATTCCTAGCACTATTTGTAGTTACAATAACTGAGTTGTCAGTATCACCCATTGAATGTTCCGTCATAACAGTTCCATTCAAATGTCTATGTAATGGATCTCCTATATTAACAGGTGTACCATCTGCTCTGTAATATCTTGGTGATGTGGGTGCTCTAAATAATTGAGTAATAGGATTAATATTACTCGGAGGAGGTGGCCCATCAGGACCAGGATCTCTTGTAATATTTTTTCCATCAGCTGGAACTAAGATATGAGCATTACCCTCTAAAGCTCCAGTAGTTGTAGTATAAATTTCACCACTATTAAGTTTTATAAATAAACCATTATAAGGTTCACCAGTTTCTTTTATAACATATTGTACATTGTGTCCAGGTATATGTGGCATTTTATTTCTCCTTGCTAAAGTTCTTTAAGAAATCAGATGCTTCTTTTTTAGAAACTTTCTTTTTCTTATATGTTTTCTTTTTAATATCTTTAAGAGCTTTTTTCTTATTATCTAAACTCTTTTTAATTGCTTTTTGTGACTTCTTTTTATCTTTTAATAAATCAGAAACTTTTTTAGATTCTTTTTTTAATCCTTTAAGTTTCTCATCTTTTTTACCAGCACTTCTACCTGATAGAAATGCTACAAAGATTCCACCACATAAAACAAAAAATCCTATAACATATTTTTTTATTTTACTAAACATATTACTTACCGAATGGTAATTTATCCCATACAGGTTTAATTACTGAATCGAATATAATATCATCTTTTTTACTTGGGGATAATTTTACGATTTTTTCTATTGTGTAAAATCCCAACATTACCCATTCCCAATTTGCCATAATCCAATCCATTTTATTTCTCCTATAATAGTTTATTTTTATTTACTGTTAATTCAACATTTTCATTTGCTATTGCATTTGCAACACTTTTATCAAAAATTTTCTCATTTTTTTCAAATTCATG